GATTGTAGTGCTTTACTTTTTCCAGCCAGTTGACCTAATAAGGCTATACCAGAACTTACAGTATTTATTGTAGCGTCTTGAATTGCTTTTTTACCATCCGCTTCTGCTTTTGCCGCTGCTATTGCATCATTTTTTGCTTTTTCGTCAACTGCCTTTTTATCTTCTGCGGTTTTATTTTTAGCGTCAAGTTCTAACTGTTGTTGCTTTAGATTTAAATCATTTAAATTATTTAAATATTGCACTTCTAAATCAAAAGTATCTATATTACTCTGTTCTAATAATAGTTTTTCTTGTTCGTATTTAGCGGTTAGATTTTCTATATCTGTTCTTGCTTCCGTTAAATTTTCCTCTCTTGCTTTGTCGCTTATTGACTTAGCTTCATCAACTAATTTTTTAGATGCTGCAGCTTTTTCGTCTGAAACTTTTTTATTTGCCGCTGATAATGCTTCTACTTCTTTTTGTGCTTCTGCATTTAATGCTTTTTCATCTCCTCTTATCTCGTTGTTTACCCTGTTTAATTCTCTTAATGTTGCTTTCTGTTGTTCTTTTCTTCGAGTACCTATGTTATATAAATTAGCTTCTGCAGCCGCTTCCTTGTCTGCGTTCTCAGTATTAGTACGACTAAAAGTATTTTCTAATTTCTGTGCATCAAATTTTAATTTTGCTGAAACTTGCTCTTTAGCTAACAAACTGTCTTCTAATACTTGTGCTTTCTTTAATGCTTCTGCTCTTTCTTTTGCGCTAAAATTATCAATGTCCCTTGACGTAAGTTTTAAGTCCGCAATCTTTTCCTCCATTTTTGCACGCTCAACCAATAATGCCCTGTCAATTTTAACAGCTTTTGCACGCATATCAGCAACGTCTTTTGTTTGTTGTATTTCTTTTTTCTGTTCGTCAAGATATGCCTTAGTACCCGCTACTAAACCTTTAAGTTTTCCCGTTGTATCTTCAATTCCAGTTGATACTTTAGATACAGCATTAAAAGCAACTTCACCAGCTTTTGCAAACTCTCCTTCAAAAACTAATTTAATAGCCTTACCGATTGCAGGAAATAGCTCAAGCATTCCTTGAAATCTATTTATAATATTTTGCTTAATTAAATTACCAAACTCAATTAATGATTTTTTAGGATTTTCAAAAACATATATTAGCTTCTCCCCTAATGTTGCTAAAACATCTACAAGGTTACCTACCACCGTTCCTATCACAGCGGTTAATTTAGCGAACTTATTCTGTCCTTCTTCACTTCCTTTGAAGGCGGCTGTTATTGCCGCAATAGTCAGTATCAATAAACCCAATCCACTTAATGCAATAGCAGCACCTATTCCTTTAAATCCTCCAGCAACACTACTTAATGCAGTAGTCATACCTTTAAATTTACTAATTGCACCGCCTGTCATTGAATCAATTTGACTGGTTAGTCCACCTATAGCGGCATTACTTTTTTCTGTAGTTTTACTTGTGTTGGAAATTTCTTCATTTAAGTTTTTTATTCCCTCTATAGCTTCTCTAGCATTTACTTTTACATTTATTACCTTTTCAATAGCCATTTTATTTAGCTTTTATAATTCGTTTAATTTTTCTTTTAGCGTGCTTCCAATTTCTTGCAATTTCATTTTTACCTTTTGCAATTTCTGTAAATTCTCCTGCTCCGAAAAACTCGTTGCTTTGAAGTGTTCTGATTATTTGTGCTATCATATTAACTACCTATTTTAATTACATTAACAATTACACTTGGAGTAGCTGGAATACCTCCACCAGCAGCGGTGTAACTTAAAACCACATCAACATCGTCAGTACTTGCCATAAACCTAATTTTATCGTTTACGTTAAGTCTTACGGTAGTCGTTAACGGACTTACAAAGGTTCTTGCAGAAGTTGCTATATTTACTTTAATATTTGAATTAGGTAAGTTAACAAAACCTCCGCCACTATCTTTTTGAACCCAACAATTAAAAATATTTATACCCCCTCCTGTAGTTCTTAGTAATTGTAATTCAATACCAAATTTATAAACTCCAGCTACATCAATTGTCATTTCTGAATTATTAGTAACTGTGCTATGCGTAATAAATTCAACTTCATTTTGATTATCTAAACTTATTGGAGTAGGTGTTGATACTAAAAAAGTTTGTGTTTGTAGACTATTTAACTCTGCATAACAAGAAACAGAATTTGCGTATAACTCCGTAAAATTATCATTTGCTTTCGTTGCTCCCGTTCTTAATGGGTCCCCTGTGAAGTCGTTAGGTGCTGCTCCTATGTTAATTATTTGTTGTGCCATATTTATTGATTGTCAAATGTTACGTTAGTATTATCGAATTTTATATTAGAGCTATCAAAACTAATTAAAACCTCCTCTTGATTTAATGTTATTAAAATAGTTTTTAAACTAATTGTATCTTGTATTTCGCATTGCATACTTCTAAATACATCAGTTAAATTTGCACTTATTGCAAAATAAACATTATTGTCTATAGATGTTACTTTAACCCAAGTAGTGCCATATCCTAAATCTACTTTATTAAAACTAAAATTACCGCCATTTGTTACATAGATACTTTCAGTTTGTCCTTTGTAACTTGATGTTATTTCTGTTCTGTTCGCTACAAAAGGACTTATAGTATTGTCAAAGCTATTTATTAAATTTAATTCTGTTTTCCCGTTTAATAAATTGAAATTATAATTTTCTATTCTATAATAATCTTCTTTAATTTTTAATATATCATTTAAGTCCAAATCAAGCTGAATCTTTAAAGGAAGTACAGCATCGTATTTAAAACTTCTTTTTTTGATATTAAAAACCGAACTAATATAACTGCTGTAATAATTGGAATATAAAGTATTATTAATTAGTCCACCATCCCATTCATTAAATTCACTTGACCATACAGTACTAAATTGCGGGTTTACAAATCCCATTGTATGACTTGGAATATTAATAGTATTTAGTTGCTCTTTAGTTCCAGAACTATTAATAAAACCTACTTTTTTCGAACCTAAAACAACATTTTGATTATAAAAAATATGTGGCTTCGGATTTACCGCTTCAATCTTATCATCAAATACACCCGCATACATTACGTTTGTTTTTAAATTATCATTTATATCTATTAGTCTTTCATAAACCAACTGCTCAAATGGTAACTTAACCTCAAAACTTTCTCCGTCTAATTTGTTTCCGTCAACATCTTCTAAAATTAATTCTTCATCTCCATAAGGTAACCCTGTATTATCATCGAATTGCGTATTTAAAAGCGTTGTAGGCTTTTCAAATTTAAAGTTGATAGGATTTAATAGCTTACCTTTTTTAACCTCGTAATTGTCGCTATCAGTATAGTTAGTAATGTCATAAAGTTTCCCTTGTGCATAGTAATCAGTAATCGGATTTACATAAATTAAATCGTCATCTTGTATTTTTATAACTAATTTAAACATACTAAACAATCCTCTTAAAAAATCTATTGTTTTTATCTTGGGTAAAAGTTTACTTACTACAGTATTTGGAGTTATAAAATTATTATTTGCATTTACTGTATACATATTGCGGGAAATAGAACCGTTGGATAATAAGTTAACGAAATAGAAACCGTTATATTCAAATCCAAATACTGTTGAAACGGTAAAATATATTTCTTTTATTCCAGTACCGTTATAAAACTCTGTATTTAAATTAGGACTTACTCCTACATATCTTTCTTCCGCATAAACAACACCGTCTATATACATTTTAACTATATACTCCGTTGATTGATAACCAGCTTTAGGCTCTACTCTAAAATAATTTTTAACATATCTATAATTTCCAAAATCATAAGAGGCAACATCAGTAGTAAAATTTAGAAATGGATTTATTCCAGCATTAAAATCTACTTTCTTTTCGTTTGAAAAATTATTCTCTTTACTTGTATTATTTAAGTACAAATACAACTGCTTAAATTCTTGTCTATCGAAAAAATCACGACCAAAAACAACACCGTATTTACTTTCTATTGCTTCAATAATTTTAATTAGTCTTATACTTGGTTTTAAATCTGACCAAGTAACGCCTGATAAACCCCCACTATTATAAGCAATATTTGAAAGAGTAGGTGTTTGTACTGGGTCAGCTCCATTGCTATTATAATAGTACTGCTTTTTAGCAAACATACTATAAACAATATCACTACTAAATAAACCACTTGTAAGTCCTAACTTTACGTTTGAACCACTATATAAATGGTCTAATTCTTTTAAAAATAAATCTAAACTACTTAACTCATCAGTACCTATAAGGTCTTTTAAATTAATACCCTTACCCCAAAATTGAATAGTATAAACGCTTGATTTTCCATTTTTAACACTTACCTTTTCAAGCCTATATTTTCCGTATCTAAAAGGCATACCATCTAACTCAATACGTCCTTCTACTTTAGTTCTTGCATCAAAAGTATTATCAATATTAGCGTTGTAATAATGCTTAAATATAGCGTTGTTAATATCACTTGCAGGAACTGTAAAAGACTTTGTAATGTCCGTGAAATTCTTTGTAATATCATTAATATCCGTTACCGAACTTGTTAGAGTTATATTCTCGTTACCGAACACCTCTAACTTATCATTACCTATATATAAATCTATCTGCATTAAGTATTGTTTATAGCATTAAAAGCGTATTCGAACTCTATCTCGTAATTTATTAGCCTGTCTTTTTGCCTTGTCTTGTATTCAATACTTTTACTTGAAACATTTACAGGAACAAAAATACTATTTTCATACTTCCAAACTCTTTGACTTAATAATAGTTCAGTAAATGTTTGGTTTAAGTCCTCACTTACAAAACCACTATTAACTTTTAACTTAGTCCTACCTTGCGTATTGTACTTTATATATTGGTGGTTACCTAAATTAGCTTGTCCTCTATTCGCTTGAAACTCCTCACTTGTTACGCTTAGACTTTCTGTGTTCGTTTTGAAGAATGTTAAAACTTGTTCAGCTCCTTCTCTGTTTTGGAAGAATATATCTATAGGCGTATATCTACACTCATCTGTAATAAGTAATGTTATAACTTCACTATTATAAGTTACTTCAATATATTCGTCTGTTGTAGCTTCTGAAACATTAACCCATAAATACTGCACCAACTCATTGCTATTTAAAGAATCAGGTACATTTTGCGAGAAGTTAATTTGATTTAACGGGTAAGAAATTATAGTTGCTATCATATCGGAAGAAATATATTAAATGTGTTTGACGTTATTAAACCGCCTGTTGCGTTATCAAACGCAGTTATAACAAAACTATAACTCGTTGAAGTAGCCGGAGTAATAACTCCAACGACCAAAGGGCTTGTAAAATCAATAAAATCTTCAAAAGACTCAAAAGCACTGCCATCTCCTATAATTAACGTACAACCGCTATAACTACCTACAGAAGTACTAACTACATTATATGAATTAGTACCCGCTAATGTTACACCTGTTATCACTATACTTGGTGTTGATGGTGCCGGCTCTATTGCCTCTATCGGAACTACAAAAAAACCATCTCTATTTACTTTAAATTCGCTACCATTAAGTAACACTTTATTAGTTGGTGTTTGTTTATTCTCTGCTTCTAAACCTAAATTAAAACCCTTAACTAATAAGTTATTATTTATATTACTTGGAGTCGTTGCTTCACTTGCATTAGTGGTGGTATATAAAACCTGCCATTTAACCCACCTTTGATTATTGCCATCAATTAAGCCACTTGCGGTTCCTTGTTGTGGTGTGAATTGTATGTAGTCGTTTAATATATTTGCTATATTAATTCGAGAACTACCAGTGCTTTGAGTTGCATTTTTAACTGTTATCTCCCAACTTGTAGAAGCAGGTGGTGAAAGTTTATTTCCATTCCATACAAAAACCTGTAGTCTAAACTCAGTACATACTAAACTTGTCAACGGACTTA